AAATCACCGGCCATCTGTCGCGACAGCTCGCGATTCAGCCGTTGAAGCGCAGCGGCCAGTTGATCACTGGGCTTGTCCTCAAGAGCGGGTCCCCGCTGGCGTGGTTGTTCGACAACGGGACGCAGGCGCGGCACTACATCACCGTCCACGGGAAGACGCATCTGACCGGCCGGATGCCGGGGTTCCATGTGTTCGGGCGGACGGTGGCGTTTACGCGGCGCAAGATCCGGACGCTGCTGATCGACATGGTCAAGCGGCACGGGGCGACGAGGGTGATCGATGGCGGATAGCTCGGACATCGACAACGCCCTGGTCGCCAAGCTCGGCGCGGACGTGACGCTCCTCGCCTTAGTGCCGAATGGGGTGTACATGGACGAAGCGCCGGGCGGGGCGAAACAGTTCGTGATCGTCTCGCTGGTCGAGGAAGCGGACGTCCAACAGTTCGGGGCGCGGTCCTTTGAAGATGCGCTCTACCAAGTCGAGGCGCGGATGTTGTCGACGGTCGCCGGCGCCAACATCAAAGCGGCGGCGGCGCGGATCGAGGTCTTACTTGAGGGGCAACCGTTGACCGTCGCCGGCTATGCGCCGATGGCCATCTATCGCGAGTCGCGGATCCGGCTGACCGAAGTCGATGCGGTGGACACGAGTCTGCGGTGGTTTCGTCGCGGTGGCAATTACCGCGTGGTGATGTCGGTGAACACATAAAGGACAAGACTGATGCCCCTTACCTCCACGTTCAACTTCAGTGTCAGCGGGGTCCATTCCACCGCGCTCGACCTCGGCACGGCCGCGCTACCGTTCACGTTGACGAGCAATTTCACGATGGCCAGCGGGACGGCGGCCAACCAGGCCGATCGCGTGTGGACGGACACCCGCACGCTCGGCATCAGCGCGACGGAGGATCTGGATCTCGCGGGGTCGGCGCTCCTCGATGCCTTCGGTGTGGCGGCCGTGTTTGTGAAACTCAAGGCGTTGATCATCAAAGCCGCCGCCGCGAATACCAACAACGTCCAGCTCAGTCGGCCGGCCGGGGCGATTGGCGTCCCGTTGTTTCTCGCGGTGAGCGATGGGATCGTGATTCCCCCGGGCTACACCTTCGCGTGGTTCGGGCCGGGCACGGGGATCACCGTGACGCCGGCCACCGGGGATGTGATCACGATCACGAATGGCGGCGCCGGCACGAGCGTCAATTACGACATCGTCATCATCGGCACCTCCGTTTGATGAACACGGGCGATCGGGGACACGACCATTGACGGGAGCGACACATGCCTATTGACTCACGACTCCACGGCAAAACCGGCCAGGTGCAGATGGATCCCGCCGGCGGCGCGGCGCTGGTCACCCTCGGCGATACCAACGCCTGGACCTTAGACCTCGCCACCGATCGCGTCGAGGTGACGGCGTTCGGCGACACGAACAAACGGCGGGTGTCGGGCCTCCCTGATTTCAGCGGGACGCTCGGCCTCTGGTGGAATGCGGTGGCGACGTCCAGCCCCCGCTACTTCGCTGCGGTCCTGGCCGGCATTCCGGTCACGTTGCGGCTGGTGCCCAACACGGCGGATCCGACGGTCTACTTCCAGGGGCTCGCCAACGTGGACGGCAGCGTCAACGTCAGCGCGACCGGCGCGATCTCGAGCTCCGGCAAATGGGACGCGGCGAATAACTGGACCATTGCGCCGTGATCGCGGTGGGGCCGCGGCCCATTCGCGGGGTCGTGGGCAAGATCACCTGGGGCTATTTCTCGGCCGGGGCGGTCAACGGCTACAGCGTCACGCCGTGCGCGGATGGGACATGGGCGCTGCGTGGGACGCTGGTGAATTTTGACGCGTTCAAGATCCGTCAGAAGCCGTTGACGTTCGTGGCGCCGCACCAACATGGGGAGTGGCGCTGGCCGGTGACGACGGTGGATCTGAGTGAGGGGCAGGGGCCGCGCGAACTGCGGGCGACGTTAGGGCCGCAGTTGCCGGAGATGATCATCGGGCGCTAGGGGAGGTGAGTCATGGGGCGGTGTCGGATCGTGCAGCCGGAGACCGTGCGGTTGCCGTTGTCGGACGGCGATTTCGTTGACGTCAAACGGGAACTCACCGCGGGCGAGTATTACGATCTGATGGTCGCGCAAGTCGACCGCCTCTCGTATGCGAAGATCCTCGCCTACGTCGTGAGCTGGTCGCTGGTCGGCGCAGACAACACCCCCATTCCCTACAGCCTGGAACTCTCTGACGCCGTGCGGCGCGATACCGTGCGGGCGCTCGACAAAGCCACGGCGCGCGAACTGACGGCCGCGCTGGACAAGCACGAGCAAGCGGTGGAGGCCGACCGCGCAAAAAAAAAGGCGCCGGCCATCGCGCTCGTGTCCTCCTCGACTTGAGGGTGTGTCGATTCATGCCCGGCTGGACCTATGACGATGTGCGGGCTCTCCCGCGAGATGTCTATGACGTGTTGGTGGACGCCATGAATGCCCCACAGGAAGACGTCGGCTAGATGGCGATCACTGCGACATTCGCGGCGGACTTCAATCAGTTCGTGGCGTCCACGAAGACTGCCGAAGTCGCGCTCGTGAAGCTGGAAGGCCAGGGGGCCAAGCTCGGCACGACGTTCACGACAACACAGTCCAATTCGGATCGGTTCCGCACGTCACTACAAAGTTTCGACGGCGTGATGGCCTCGCTCGGCGTGAACATCGGGACGGAAGTCCGAGCCCTGGGCGAACTCGGGACTGCCGCCAGCCAGACGGCGACCGAACTGGGGTTGATTTCGACGCTCGGCCTCGCCGCTGGCGCCGCCATTGCGGGGTGGAAGATCGGCAAACAGATCGATGAATGGACTGGGTTGTCCGAGAGCATCGCCAGGGGCACCGCGGCGCTGATGGGGTGGGGGGATGTGGCCGAACAAACCATGGGCGCCCAGTGGGACACCATCACGCGGGCGGTCAAACTGGGGGCCGCGGCCACGATTTCCTACAGCGATGCCGTCATCTTCCTGACCGGCAAGCAAAAAGAGCAGACCGACGCGATGAGCAAGGCGGGGGAAGTGCAACGCCAGCACGCGTCGGAGATGAAGAAGATCGCGGACGAACAGGCACGCTGGGCGCTCATCATGGCGGAGCTGAACTCCGCGGGCGGCCATTGGTCAGAGACCTTGGAGCAAATCAACGGTGAGGTGGTCGAGGCGGTGAAGTTCTACCTCGAGGCCGGTGTGGCCCAAGGGACACTGGCCACGGCGTACGGCTTGACGGCTGTGCAGGTCAAAGCCATTTCCAGCGCCCTCGCGGATCAACTCGCCGCGGAAAAGATTCTCGATGACTTCCATAAAGTCGCCAGTGAACGTCAGAAGGAAATCCAAACCGCCATCCTGAAGGCCACCAACGATCAGGTGGTGGCCGACTTCAATCTGCAACAGCAAAAGAAAGCGAGCGATGCGGCGTTTCTCGCAGGGGCGCTCGCGGACGCGCAAGCCCAGGACGCCGTGAACCTGTCGCTCGGACGCGCGGCGCAGGCGGCGGGCGCGACGGCCGGATCCATCAATGCCCTGACCGGATCCTACTGGGCCGCCGTCGATGCGGCGGCGGCGTTGTCGGGGATTCCGTCGATTGGCCATCGGGCACCGTCTCTGGAAGATCCCGGCTTTGCCAGTCCTGGCTTCGGCAGCGGTGGCCTCCATCCCTTGACGGGCCTCCACCCGCTCTCAAATAGCTCGAGCATCGTCAACAACTTTCAAGTCAACGGCACCGCGGAAGATGTCGCACGGAAAGTCTCGGCGGAAATCATGCGGACCATCATGGCGAGCGGGAAGGTCGGCTGATGGCCACGGTCCCCGCGATTGTCGGGAAGGCACGGCTGGGCAATTTCCGCCTGGGGTATGAGACGGCGGCGCTGCTGCGCGTCCGCCTGACGCGTGTGCGGATCACGATTGCCGGCGTCTCCGCGACGGCCCGCGTGCGCCTGGCCTCGCTCTCCATCCGCGACGTCCTCAACGATGCGCCGAATACCTGTCGGTTTGACCTCGCGGGGACGCCTCCGACGAGCGGGCAAGCCGTCCGCGTCACGATCAACAGCGATGCTCCGCGGCTCCTGTTCAGCGGGACGATCCAGACCAACGATCAGACCTACGAAGGGAAGCCGACGCAGCTGGTGTATCCGTGTTTCGCCACCGATGACACGGCGCGGCTGAACAACAAACGCCCGTTTGGCATCTGGTCGAATATCTCGGCGACGACGGTGGCGCAGGAACTCGTCGCGGAGTTCGCACCGGGGTTCACGGCGACCCATGTCCAGGCGGGGCTCCCAGCCATCACCGTGGCGTTTGATGGGACGGAAGGGTTCAGCGGGGCGCTGCGGCAGATCGTCAAATTGATCGGCGGCTACTTCTACGTCGAGGATCTCGACCTCCACCTGTTCACGACCGAAGCGACCGATGCGCCGCTCGACCTCGACACCACGCCGAGCCGCTTTCTGAACGATCCGCCGATCACGGCGAGTAGTGACGACTCGCAACTGCGGACACGTGTGTGTGGGCGTGGCCACGGGGAGGTGGTGTCGGTCGATGTGCTGGTGGGGGAGACGGTGTTGCCACTGGACGATGTCGTGCAGTTCACGGCCACCGGCGGCCGGGCGATCGCCAGCACGACGGCGGATGGATCACCGACGGAACGCTTGCAATACACCGGCGTGCAAGTGCGGCAGGGCGGCGCGTTGGTGGGGCCAGGGGTCACGCCGAGTGTCGCGCCAGCGGCGGCACTGGCGTCAGGGGCCGGGCTCGGGGCGGGGGTCTATCAATACGCCTACAACTGGGTGACGGCGGCGGGGGAAACCGTCCCCAGTCCGATCCGGACCGTGACGACCGGCGCGGCGACGGATCCCGCGTCGGGCCCCACCCCGGTCGCGGATCTGACGAGTTGGGCGAGTGCGTATGCGATTGGCGATACGCTGCAATTTGCCTCCTCGTTCAGTTACGACCTCGCCAACACGATCGCCGTCAGCGATCTGACGGCGGGCGGATCGATTGTCGTGCCGAACTGGAGCGGCGGCGGATCACATCCGGCGACCGTGGCGTACGACATCAGCGTGACGTTTCCGGCGGTGGCGATCTTTCTTCATGTCTGGGTCAATAAAAACGGCGCGGGCTATAAGCACGAACTGGCGCTGGCGGGGACGCCGGGGGCGCTGACGACTTATCACAGTCCCAGCACGGGAAACTTTCCCGTCGGTGGATCGCCCCCGGCCGTCAATCGCACGGCGCAACAGGTCAACGTCAGCGCGATTGCGATCGGCCCCACCGGGACGACCTCGCGCAAGGTGTGGCGCACCGCCGTCGGCGCCGCGCAGTTGAAGCTCTTGACGACGATCGCGAACAATTCGGCGACGACCATCGCGACCGACACGCTCGCCGATGGATCGCTCGGCGCCAATGCTCCAGTCTCCGATACGTCGGGGCTGACCTCCACCGCTGGCCAGATCAATCCTGGCAGCACGAGCATCCTGACGTCTGGCGCGTCGCCCTTCTCGGCCTCCGGGGGCTATGTGGAAACGAGCGCCGGGGAGCGCGTCCGCTACACCGGGATCAGCGCGAACACCTTAACGGGGATTCCGGCGTCGGGGTCCGGCGCGATCCTGACGGCCATCCTCTATGGCAGTCAGATCCTCCCGGTGCCCGCGTTGACGGGCGTGACGGGGGTGACGAAAGCCCTGGCCACGGGATCGCGGGTGCATGTGTGGGTGCAGCGGGATGATCTCTCGGCGCAAGCCGACGCGGTGATCCGCGAGAGCACGACGGGCTTCACGAGCGACGGCATTCACGAACACGTCCTCATCGACGAGCGCCGCGGGGAAACCTCGCTCACCGCCCTCTGCGATGCGGACCTCGCGCTGTTCAGCCGCCCGATCGTGACGGTCACGTATGCCACACGGGATGTCAAAACGAAGAGCGGGAAGCCGATCGTCGTCAACCTCACCAGCCCACTGATCGCCGAGACGCTGACGATTCAGGACGTGACCATTACCGAGATTGACCGCGCGCCGGGCACCGCGCCGAAGTTCACGGCGAGTGCATCCACGGTGCGCTTCTCGCTCGAGGATTTGCTACGCCGCGCGTCGGCGCTGGTGCCGGTC